ATTTGCCCCGGCCGTGAAAATGTGAGCAGTGCAGCCCCCTACGGTCAGGCTGCGACCCGCACCTTTCACATTTCCACCCGGCACGCAGCCGCACGCACATCGAAAACCATTTATCGGCCGGGGTGATTTTGATCGCCATTATTCGCCCCTCGGATCGGGCAGCGGAATTCCCTGATCTGCGGCCCACGCCAATGTTGCGGTGATCAGCGACGCCATTTCGGCCTTGCTGTACTCCGCAGTCGATTTCAGCCGCGCCGACCGCTTGCCAGTGACCGGGGAATACTCGGTCGTAATCACCCCGTATTGAACCTTGAGGTCACGCGCGACCGCCTCGGCAGTGGTCGGTTCCTCGCGGTTCGCGTTCCACCAATCGGCAACGTCCCGGCACAGGCCACGGAACATCGCGTTCTGGTCGAGGCTCCGCTTCCCGAGCGCCTGCGCCACAGTCACCAAAACCGGACCCCGGTCGATCAGCGCCAGTACGTCCGTGCTCACCACAGCCAACCGGCCGCCAACCTCGGCGGGGGCGCGAATCAGAGTCGAAATGCCCTGGCTCATTTGTGCCTCGTGATGGCGTGGATCTGAGTGATTGAGCACTCGAACTTCCGCGCGAGCGATTCCATCGTGAGCTGCTTCGCCTCGCGGCGTAGCACTGATATTTGCTCGTCCGCGTGCTGCCGGATGATGTCGATTTCAGTCGCAAGCCGTTGTCGCTCGTCCCACAGCCGGCGGATAAGCCGGCGGTCGTCGTCGCACAACGGGTTTGGCTCTGCTCGTTCGCAGTTGCGCACCTTTGCGGAAAACGCGGCCCGACGTTCTGGCGTCCATGCGTTCATGTGCGAACCCCCATTCCCAGCGTGCGGCGAATCTCGGCCAGGTGGAGCCTCGCAACCTCCCGGCGCCGGTCCTCGGTCCCCTGGTGCGTCAGCGTCCGCGCTGCGCGCTCCCGGTCGGCGGCCTCGACGCGTTTGTGCTCCCAACTCACGTCGCTCGACCCGAGGCAGAGCTTGCGGAACTCAGGCGCCGACGGTGGCCATTCGTGGCCTTGCGCGACGCACTGCCGCATGCCGTGGCGAACCTGCGCCTCGTCCAGCCCCGCGAGAGTCGCAGCCCATACGCGATCAGGATCAACCGAGTCTCCGAAACTCGACGTCCAGCGGTGGCCGTACATCGAGCCCATCAGCTGCCAGACCGTTTCCACCAGCGACTGCGGCAGCGCGTGCCGCCCGGTCTCTGGCGACGTTGGCGCGGACACGCCCTGCCGCGCTTCGATCCTCGCTTGGATTTCGGTCAGATCGATCGGTTGCATGGCTTGTTCTCCTCGGGATGATTGCGTCGGTCCACCGGTGGCCGTTCAGGTAGGTCGCCGGGTGGGGGATGAACTGGACTTCGTCGGCCAACCACGCGCCGGCACGAAGTCGTGCGGCGATGTCGGCGATCAGTGTGTCGGCGTCAGGCCGGTGTCGCTGCCAGGCTTTCGCGGCGTCCTGTTTGCGGACCTTGTGGGGGTAGACCGCCCAGAAGTCGTCGAACCCCGGATGGGGGGTATGGGGGGTCTTTAGGTTCTTGATAGGTTCATTGGTAGGTTCTGGGTCGGATTTTTCCGACTGGTTCAGGTCGGATTTTTCCGACTGGTTTGCCGAAATTTCCGACGGGTCGGATTTTCCTACGGGTCGGATTTTTCCGACTGGTTTTCGCGTGCTTGACCGGTAGGATTTTTCCGACTGGTTTTCGCGCGAATCGACACCGACGAGCGTGTACACGTTGCCGGCTCCGTTGCGCCGATCAACGGTCAACAACCCTGCCTTTTCCAGCCTCTCGATGGATGCGAAAACGGTGTCACGATGCATGCCGGTGTCCTTCACCAGCCGGGCAATCGACGGGTAGCAGCGGTGATATTCGTCGGCGCGATCCGCCAGCGAGAGCAGCACCAGCTTCACCCCGGGCGGTCCTGCGATCTGCTGCAACCATGCCCAGCGTGTGGCGTCCAAGCTCACCGGCTGGCCCTCCACACCCGCTGCCGCCTGCCAGACAACCCGCGCCGCGACAGCCCCGTCGGCTGCGCGATGCCCATTTGCTCGGCATCGGACAGCCGCCGTGCGCACTCGTCGGAATCGAGCGGGAGGCGCTTTGCAAGTTCGTCAATCGTCGCCGGGCCGGCATGGCGCAGCGAACTGACAATGGCAAACACATGGGTTCCGGCTTTGGCCTTGATGGCCGCGGCAGCCTCCTTGCTGGTGTCCGGGTCGCGTAGGCGCGCCCTCGGAGGATCGAGGAACGTCAGTTGCATTCTTCCCCCTTGTTTCCGCCCCTGTTCCGCTTTTATGCGGCCACGATTTCGGCGACCCCGAACAGGTCAGGGCGCAGAATCTGGCGATTGATCACGCCGCCCGTCTTGCGCTCGATCTGGATGGCGAGTAGCGGGCTGGGCCTGCGCATCCCGCTCTCGAGCAGGCAAATGAGCGGTTGTGACACCCCCAGCCGGTCAGCGAGTTGTTGCTGGGTAAGTCCCTGAGCGATCCGGTATTGAGCTATGATATCCATAACACCAAGCATTACGCAGCGTAATGCTTTTGTCAAGCCCCTTATGTCGCGGCGCCAACCTCTGCTCCTGCCGCGACTGTAGAGCCTGCTTCGTGATTGACTGTCACGACAGGCAGACCTGGGAGATGACGCACGAATAAAAAATATTACGGCCGTATTGACGTGCGGCATAACTTGGCGTAATATCCTCCCCAACGTCGCCACACGGCGATTCACGGGAGAGCCAGCATGACCAGCCTGTTCGCCACCAACGACTACCGCATCGGCCTCGCCAACAACCCCTGCGAGCAGTATGACCCCCGATGGGAGCAGGAGGAATCCTGCTGGGACGAAGCAGCAGAGAGAGCAGCCGAGCTGATGGAAAGCGCGGAAGCCATTGCCGAGTACGCCGACGACGGCGGTTCTGCGGTCCACCTACCCGCCAACCTGGCCGACCTATTGCGCCTCGCCAACGCGATCCCCGCGGCGAACCTGACCGTACGCCCGAAGCTGCTGGAGGCGATCGGCGAGGCGTTCCTGCGCCACGTCGAAGAGGTGCTGTGCGCCCGGGAGTACCGCGTGCTGATGCAGGCGGAGCGGTTCAGCGGGAGGGACTTCGGATGATCACGCACTACGCGGACTGCTGGCCTGTATTCCGCTGCCAATCCGACGCCGGCCTGCCCGCCGGGCCGATCCACCACGAAACCGCGCCGCACCCGCTGCGCTGGCACCTGCTCATCGCGGGTGTCGGCATCGGGATGGTGCTGGCAGGGATCATCACGGGAGCGTGAACATGGACAACGCACAAAGACGAATGGCCGAAAGCGAGATACGCCTTGCTGAGGCGAAGCGCGCATTCGACGCGGCGGACTTGGCACACCATCAGGCAATCTGCTCGCGCGACGCGGATCGCACGGCGATACAACTGGCCGCAAGCCGCGTGCACAACGCCGGCTGCGAACTGAGCCGGGTTGTAGGGCTGCACATCCTGACCTGGGACCGGCTGCACAACCGGGGGGATGCCGCATGAACACGGACAAAGCCACGAAGGAAATGTTCGCTGCGCTAGCTGTAGCGCAGGGCGAGATTGGCAACGCGACAAAAGCCAGCGCAAACCCCCACTTCCGCTCGAAGTACGCGGACCTGGCCGAAATTTTAAACACGGTGCGCCCGGTGTTCAGTAAACACGGGCTGTCACTGATTCAGTCCACCGGGTTTGATGGTTTGATGGTCACCGTAGATACGGTGATCGCCCATTGCTCGGGCGGGGTGATCACGTCTCGCGCATCCTGCGTGCCCGCCAAGACCGACGCGCAGGGCATTGGCGCGGCCACCACCTACCTGCGCCGGTACTCTGCGGCGGCTATGGCAGGGATCGCTCAAGAGGATGACGACGGTAACGCTGCCGCGCACAACGGGGCACCGGCCGTTGCGCCGAATCCTGCTGAGGTTGCTGCGCTGGCGGACTTCCGCGCGGCTATCGACGCCGCCACCACAGATGATGATCTGGCGCAGATCGCCGCCGATATCGCAGGGGCATCCATATCGCCAGCCGGAAAAAAAACCTTGCGTGACGCATTCAGCGCCCGCAAGAAGGCTGTGCGGGTGTCCGCATGAACCAAGGCTCACCAGAATGGTTCGCCGCCCGCGTCGGCAAGTTCACGGCCAGCCGGATCGCGGACCTAATGGCGCGGACGAAATCCGGGCCGGCTGCCTCGCGGGCGAACCTGCTCGCGCAGCTAGCGGTAGAACGAATCACCGGTCAGCCGGTGGCCGGGTACACGAACCCGGCAATGCAGCGGGGCACAGACCTCGAACCGTTCGCTAGGGCCGCCTACGAAGCCCGCCACGGGCTGCTTGTCGAGGAGGTCGGATTCGTGGCGCACCCGACCATTTCGGCGCTTGGCGCAAGCCCAGACGGCCTTGTCGGCGATGACGGGCTGGTCGAGCTGAAATGCCCATCCGCGATGGGCAAGCACCTTGATGCGCTGCGGAGCGGAGCGCACGCCACCGAGTACCGATGGCAGGCGCAATGCCAGATGGCCGTAACGGGCCGGCAGTGGTGCGATGTAGCGAGCTACGATCCGCGCTGGCCCGAAGGGTTGCAACTGGCCATTACGCGGGTTGCACGCGATGACGCGGCGATTGCGGAAATGCTCGCCGCCGTAGAACAGGCAGAACAGGAACTCGCCGCCATCGTGGCGGACTTGATGGAGGTACAGAAATGAACCAAGCATTTTTTGCCGGCCGGCTTGGCCGGGACTCGGAGCTGCGACACACCGGGGCCGGTACTGCCGTGCTCGGTTTTTCCATCGCCGTCGACATGGTGCGCAAAGGGGAGAAATCCACACTGTGGGTTGACGCATCCATATGGGGTGATCGCGCGGAGAAGCTGGCGCAGTACATGACAAAAGGCACATGCGTCGCCGTGACGGGTGAGGTCGGCATTCGCACCTTCGATGCCAGGGACGGCGGCACGAAGGCCGCGCTGACCTGTAACGTGCGGGAGCTAACGATGCTCGGCGGCAAGCGGGACGCTGACGCTGCGCCCCAGCATGCCGAGCCGCGCCACACGCCGCGCGCGCCTGTGGTGGCGGTGGCGGATAGTTTTGCGGATGACGACATCCCGTTTTAAGGAGAAGACGATGGACATTGAACAAATCAGGGGGGCTCGGCGCGAAATGGAAGGCTCAATCCGAGCGGCAGTTTTCGAAGCCATGACGGCGTTCCACGCGAAGACCGGCATGTGCCCGCACAGCATAGACATTTGGCTGGTTGATGTGACCACGATAGACGCGCGCGAAAAGCAGTTTGCTGTCGGCGAAGTGCGTGCGGACGTGCCGCTGTGACGCACAACACCTGAATTAAGCCGCACCGTAG